TAGCGTCGATGATAAACTCGTCGGTCGTGGTATCGAATGTGAAAGTCGGCGCCTGATCGCCCGCCCCGATACCAATGACCATTACATCATCAATATCGAACGTCACATCAGCGGCAAGCGTCTCAAGGTGTTTAGACGCAACATAGATAACATCGTGATTTCCGTCCGCACACAAACCTACTGCCGCGTCAAGTGTTGCCTTAGCCAGGGCCCAGGTAGTACCGGCGTCTGTGTCGGAACCGGTGGCGCTGTCAACGTAGAACACATCACCGGTCCCTATATTTTCGTAAGTGCCACCCAGGGTCATAGCTTCCAGGGTGGTTACATCGTCGTCCAGCGTTCCAATGCGGTCCTGCAGCAAACGAACTAACTCCCGAGCCGGCTGAACCGTGTTGTGCCTGATGGGGTAATTACCGCCGGCACCGAAAGAGGCGGCCGCCAATACCACTACCATAATTAAAATTAACAATTTTCTCATGTTAGTTCTCCTTGTTTTAAGTTCTTCTTGTTTACTCACTCAGGGTCGGGTTCCTTGACAACCGCGTTGACTTCTTCGGCGTCCTCAATATCGTCGGCAGGTTGCACGGGATCCGTCGCTGCAACAACTTCCACCATAAGGTCATTAACTTCCGCAATGTTGGTTTCAAGTTGCTCAATGCGCTTTTCGAGGCCGAATATGTTTTTGACCAGCTTTATAAGGAACCGGACCCTTGCGTTCGCGGTGTTCAACTGGTAACTGCTCGGGACTTTCAGTTCGTCCTTCTTTTCGTCCATTTCATAACTCCTTAAAAAATCTAAGGTTAAAGATTAAAGTTCTGTTACGATGAATCTGAACCGCTTACCCATGACCACCATCGAGTGACCTTCTTCCTGGTCGGCCTTATAGGCTTTGTACGGGTAGGCACACAGTTTCAGGTGTTCAATTACAGACCTCGGCAGCATGTGTATCGCGTTGTTTATGAGCCTGTAAATCTTGCCCTTTCCTTTCCCCTTCCCGGCTTCCGGCGGCCTGAAGTAGAACGCAAAGTCCACGCCCTCATTCAGGTCCTTATTAAATACCTTGCACTTAACCAAAGGGTCGCCGATATTCACCGCCTTCCGGGCCAAAAGGTCCAGGCACTTTTTACACTTCACAGCCTGCTCGTCAAAGACCGCGGTGCCGGTTTTTGCTCCGCAGATGGGTTTCGTACCGTCCGAGAAGTGAACCGCTTTGGGGTCAACGATTTGCGATTCCTCCGTCGCACTTGCCGTTTGCCTCTTTCTCAACATTGCGAGGCAGCTTCCGCAGGTTATAGCCTCGTCGCCTTCGGCTATCTTTCCTTCTTTGCGCCCACAAATGATCTTCGTGCCGTCTGAAAAATGAGTCGCCGGCTGTTTTTCTTCCATAACAGAACTCCTTCAATTAAATTTTACGGGAATTTATTTGGGAATGTGATTGGGTCGCTTACCGCTGCGTCACCCATATCGCCCATCCGATCGTGCCGCTCGGCCTTAAACGCCCACAAATCACTGTTCACACTGAGCGTGGCCCCGATTGAGAAACCCTGGCCCGACGCCTTGCAGATAATCTCCTTGCGGCATATCCATAACACATCGTTATCGAGGACGGTTTCGCCGGGTACAGTCGGCCATGTCGGTTCGGCTGAGGCGGTACCAGCGGTCAAACACTCATAAACATAACCGTTGTGTGCCGCCGCAGAAGGACGAATAACTGTACCTAAGTCCGTTACAGTCCTGGCGGTCGCCGCCGAGCCAATGGTTGTCGTGTAATCACCTGTAACGAGGGCCGGCACAAGCTCCTCGCTTATTGGGTCCGGGATCATAACGCGGGGGACCTTGCTGCCCGTATAGGCCGCAAATCCCGCCGCCGCTGTCGCACACGCGCTTATCACACCGGCGCCGCTATCCTCAAGGCCGTACTGGCCCGTTGTCTCGGCGTCTGCGAGCGCCCTGTAATATCGGTAAATGACCTCGGCCGTACTGGTTAATTCATACGCCTCAACAAAATCGGGCACAAAGCCGATGTCGATGTCGAGTTGGTTGCCGTCCGCTGTGAAAGTTCCGCTTACTATCATAATGCAACTCCCTTCTTACGGTCTGAACGATAGCGGAGCGGCGCTTGCCGCATCGCCCATATCGCCAATCCGATCGTGCCTCTCGGCTGTAAAGGCCCATATATCGCTGTTTACGCTGAGTGTGGCGCCTATAGCAAAACCCACACCACCGTTGACGCATATATTTTCCCGCCGGCACATCCAGATATTCGAGCCGCCGTCTGTTGATGTCTCTCCGGGCGTTGTAGTCCATCCGGCCGTAGGTTCGCTTGTTCCCGCGCCCGAGCCCGTTATCAGTTCATAAACATAGCCGTTGTGGGTGGGGGGCCGGACTATCGTACCTATCGCCGTAGCACTCCTGTCGGTGCCGCCCGTTGAGTAATTCGTGGCGGCAACCCAGTCGGTCACGGTTTGGGGCTTCAAAATGCCTGTCGATGGGTCAACGATCATAACGCTCATCGCCTCGCCGGCTGCGTCATACGGGATAAACCCGTTGTCGCCATCGGCCGCCGGAGCAAGAGCGCCTGCACCATCATCGCAGATACCGTACATGAACGACGCTGCAGCCGCAGTGTCGCGTTCATACAGGCATTTGAACCACCGGTAAACTATCTCGGGATCGCTGGTCAATTCGAACAGTTCGATATAGTCGGGAATAAAACCTATATCGACGTAGATAACGCTACCGTCGGCTATTAGTGTTCCACTAACTTTCATGATCAAATCTCCTTAAGAATTAACCGGAAATGAAACAGGGTTGAGATCCGCCGCATCACCCATATTGCCCATCCGATCGTGCCGCTCGGCCCTGAACGCCCAAACATCGCCGTCGGTACTGATACTCGCCCCGACCGTAAAGCCCTTGCCGCCGCCCTTGACCTGGTTCTCAATGCGGCACATCCATACGTTGTTTCCCGCGTCAACAGTTTCGCCGGGATTGGTCGGCCAGGTAGGCTCTGTGGCGTCCGTTCCGCCGGCGGTAATCAATTCATAGACATAACTGTTGTGGGTTGTGGGCTTTATGATGGTCCCGACCGCCGTGGCACTTCTGGCTACACCGACCGAACTGTAATCGGCGGTCGTGTCGTAGTCGCCGTAGATGGCCTGGGGCTCCAATTTGCCGGTCGATGGGTCGGGTATTAAAACCCTGATAGCGTCGCCGTTGTCGTATGCCGAAAATCCGTAGGCTGCTGATGCGCACGGAGCAAGTGCCCCTGCGCCGTCATCGGCAATACCGTACTGTCCGGTCGTCTTGGCGTCGGCCAATACCCGATACCACCTGTAAATTATCAGTGTGGTCGTCAGGTCGATGGCCTCAATGTAGTCGGGAATGAACCCGATTTCGATATTGGCGGCGATAGCGTTGTCCGCTACAAAGTTTCCAGAAACTATCATTTTTAGCTCCTTTCAATATTGAGCCTTATTTGTATTGAACCTATGCCGCCGTTACCTTGAGAACGATTATGTTAAGGTCGTTCAGGATCCGGCAGGCGTTCATGAACTTCCACGCCGCCGTTTGCCTCTGGTCGCCCGGGTCGGCTGAGCCGGCACTTCCTCTCGGGTGCAGGATGAGCTTGGCGTTGGCCTTCTTCAGGTCAACTATGCCGTAAGCGTGCCTGGCGATAATCGGGATGTAGTAATATGTGCCCGCCGATGATGGGAAAGCCTCGGTGGCCGAACCTTCCTTGTGGGCCACGCTCGATGCCAGGAACCTTACCTCGTTTACGCTGCCGCGCTCGGACTCCATGACCGTGCCCTGGTTGGCATACTCTGAGGTGTTCATAAAGCCGGTGACGCTCTTGAGGTCGCTGTTCAAAGCCGTGTGCATAAGGGCCCAGTACGACGGCAGTACGGGCGAAGTGCCCTGGCCTACTCCCGCCCGTATTAGGGGCGCAACCGTGGGCGCATCGGAGTTTTGAAGAGTGTTGGCGATATCGTCAATGTCGTCCTCGTTCAAACTCGTGGTCGTTGAGGGACCCTGAGAGGCCGTAACGCTCGACGCCGTGCTCACGATAACGTTTCTTACCAGTTCGTCCTCGGTCCTGAGCATCTGGTCGTTCAACTCGCTGACGCCCACGTTGAGGATCTTGTTCTCGCAGGTGAACTCCAATACATCGGTGATGTGAATGAAGTCCATGTACTGCGCGACTGTCGCCGATATGTCCTGCTTCGAGAGATACTTGCCGGGCGGCGTTATACCTTCGAGTACCTCGGTGGTCGCCGTTGCTAACTGTGCGAACCGGCGCCAGATGATTGTCTTGCCTGTCCCTGCCGGTAAATTCTCACGGTCGGCAAACAGGCTGTGAATGAGTTTCGGTTTGTTCCGAACGAGTAACAGCTTATTGAAATAAGCGTTCACCGCCGGAGTGATAATAGATGTGGTCGTCATATTGTCGGCCATTTACTTTCTCCTAAATTATGGCCCCGTGAGATAACGCAAGTTTGAGAAATTCCGCGTCGTCCATGTCCTTGTAGCGGCCCGCCTCACTTAAAGCGGCTCCGCCCTTGGCGTTAGACGAAGATTTGACCCTCTTGGCGTTCTCGGCCGCCTCGGTAATTGCGGCCTCAGCCTCCTCGGTTGTTACAGTTTTGCCCTCGGGTTTTTTCAGTTGAAGTTTAGCGATGTTGTAAGCTGCTAATCGCGGATTTGCGCTTCGCGCTATATCTGCTAATAGGGCCGGGTTTTTTTTGATTGCCTCCGCGAAAGGACCGGCCCACTGGCCGGACGCTATCTCGTCGGAGGTTCCTACGAGTTGGGCGTAATCGGGATGAGACTGTTGGAAAGCAACGTCGGCCAACTGCCTTGAAAAGACCTTGCTGATATCGTTAATGACCGTCCGAAACTGTGCGACCGTCGGAACATCATCGTCCTCTGCGAGGCCGGCGGCCGCGAAGGGGTCGTATTGCTCCTGCTGCTGCACGGGGTTGGCCCTGATTAAGGCCTGCTGCTGGGCAACTACTTCCGCCTGCTCCTTGAGCTGCTCGACCGTTTTGACCATTTCC